CGCGGCGGCCAGGAAAAAAACTTGCGGCAGCTCGAGGGGGGGTAGCCCCCCAGCGGTATGGCTCGATGCGGCAGAGGTTACCCGTCCGTGTTCCAGCGAACTTTCAGTTACCGACTCGTATACTGTCTACATGCCTGACTACCCGCACGATCCCAAGTATCCAGCGTTGCGTCGTTACGCCAAAGGGGAGGCTCCTCTTGCGGCCCTAAGCCATCCGAGGGGTCGGCAGCATGTAACAAGCGAGCTGAACCGGCTATTGCACATCAACGTTGAGGGCAAGCCTCGATTTACGGTTGACGACCTTGAAAAAATTTGCCAAGACCCTGAGCAATCTCCGGCCACCCTGATTGCGGCCCGTCGAGTGCTGTCCGCGTGCCGTGATCCTCGTCGGTACGTCAAGGACAAGCATGGCAACGTGTTTGCGGCTGGCTCTGATTCAGAACCTGGTCGCGACTTTGATCGGATTGTTGACCGCCTAGAAGGCAAGCCGACTGTTACAGTTGAACACAAAGGTTCTGCGGAACGCACAGCCGAGCAAGTGCGTAGTGAATTAGCAGGATTAGTTGCTCGCCATCCTGAATTGATGAGTATCTTCCAAATGAAACAGTTGGAGTCCGAGAATGCCGAAGCCGAACAAAGCAGCGATAAAACTGACAATTGATCTGGTAGCCGAGCTGAGCGAAGAGTTAATGACTCTTGACGGCTTGCAGTCCTGCATTATGGGGCTTTCAATTGGACCTGGTGGCTGCGGGCGTACTGTCCTGGTTTATGACCGTGAGAAGATCATTCAACTGTTGATCAATCGCGATGAAATGAGCAGGGAAGAGGCCATTGAGTTCTACATGTACAACATTGAGTGCTTGACTGGCATGACTGGCGGCCCGCTTTTTGTGACCCGCTCTGAGAGCATCATGGAGGGCGTGTAATGGCAGCCAAACGTAATTACCGCAAAGAGTACGATTCGTACCACGGTAAGCCAAAACAGATTAAAAACCGCGTGAAAAGAAAGCAGGCCCGTCGTAAACTGGGCTTGAAGAAGGGGGATCCTCGCGAAGTTGACCACAAGCGTCCTCTGAGCAAGGGTGGAGGCAACGGTCGTAAAAATTTGCGTGCTGTTTCTCGCACCTCCAACAGAAAGAAAGGCTCCCGTGGCTAAAAAGAAAAAGGGCAAGAAGGATGCGTGCTACCGCAAGGTGAAAGCGAAGGCCAAGGTCTTCCCATCTGCGTATGCCTCTGGTCGCATTGTGCAGTGCCGCAAGGTTGGTGCTGCCAATTACGGGAACAAAAGCAAGAAAAAGCGGAAGTAATGACTTGCCCGAAGTGCGAGAAGAGAGAGAAGCAGGCTGAAAACTGTCTTGCCGACTGCCAGCAGCGAAACAAGGCGTTGGAGGCGAAATCGCACCGTCTCCAGCTTGCCTTGACCTGCATGGGAACTGTCTTGGGTCAAGAAGCACTAGAAGCCGCCTTCAGCACTTCTGAAATCATTTCCGATCTAGGGGTCGTAGAAGCCTCTGTAGAGCCCGATGTGGTCGCAGTGGCTCCGACATCGCCTAAACCTCCAAAGCCCCGCACAGACGATCCTCGGCCCGCTACAAGGGTAGAGGATTTGTTTGCTTATGTACCCCCACTTTTGACGGTTGATTTCTACACAAGAAGAGAAGCCGTAGATTCTGTGCTTTTTGGTGTAACCTCTTGGGATGAATCGGTCGTAGTACCGTCACCAGGTGCTTTGTGGTTAGGCACATTCGGTTTAAATTTGCTTGAGAGGCGTAAACGTGGCTAAAAAATCATCGACATCTGGTGGCCTCCGTAAATGGTTCAGTCAGAACAAGGGCAAGGGTTGGATTGACTGCAAAACCGGCAAGCCTTGTGGCAGAAGCGGTAAAAAGGACAAAAACCGTCCTTATCCAGCCTGTAGGCCAACAAAATCACAATGCACTTCTGCTGCCAAGCGTAAAAAAGGGCCAGGCCGTATTTCTTGGAAGAAAAAGGGCAAGTAATGGCAAAGAAAAAAGGCACAATGAAGGGCATGTCTGTCAAGAGTGGCCATAAACGGCCCGCCTCAAAGGGTGCAGGCATGACGAAAAAGGGTGTTGCTGCCTACCGGCGGCGAAACCCTGGCTCCAAACTTAAGACTGCGGTAACTGAGAAGAAGCCAACTGGGTCTCGCGCCAAGCGACGTAAGTCTTACTGCTCTCGATCCGCAGGTCAGATGAAGATGCACAACATCAGTTGCTCAAAAACTCCGAAGAAGCGTATCTGCGCTGCTCGTAGACGCTGGAGGTGTTAAATTGCACGGAAAAGGATGCAAAATGTACGGTAAACCCAAAGCAAGTGGCAAGGCCAAGCCAGCTCGTCGTCGCCAACAGGCGGCAGCCGCAATCAACATGAAGAAAAAAGGCATGAAGCCTAGAAAGAGGAAGTAATGGCCAACTTTAACTCGACACTGGTTGCTGGAAAGGCTGCTAAGTCTGACCCAATCACACTGGGTGCTGAAAAAACGCCTTTGTTGTCAGCGTACGCGCATTTCACACCGGATGGAACTGAAGATGCAAACGACACATTGACCATGTTCACTTTGCCAAACAAGGCAATTCTGATGGACATGGTGCTAACCTGTGATGGTTTTGGAGCTGGAATCAACCTACAGATCGGTGATTCTGGTGACGATGACCGCTACTTGTCGGCACAAAGTTTCAACTCTGGCTCTACCAAGTCTATGATTAGCGTGCTGCCAGCGATGGCCGGTTACCAGCTTTCGGCAGATACCGCAATCGTGATTAAATTTACGGGCGCTGATATGTCAACCGCCAGTAGTTTGAATGCAATTCGGCTTTATGCCTCTTACGTCATGCCTGGCTTGAAGCAGTTACCAAGAGATTACATTTGATTTGAGTTCGTAAATTGCTACGACGGCAACTTTGGGTATGGCGATTACATAATCAAGGGTGTCTAAATCTGGCTTCATAGCCCCGGCAACGACCAGGCAGTCATCGTCTTCGTGGACAATGAGTCCGCACTGCCAGATTTCCTGTGGCTCTGGAAGATCGTTTTTCTCTACTTCTGCATTTGGGACTGGTTCGCATGAGTCAACCCATTGAACCAGAGCAGGTCTTATCTCCGCTCGACTGTTGCATCCCACTCTGGTGCAGTCATCCTGCTGACTCTTTTTCCCAGGTTTACTTCGCCCACTACGATTGCTGCTCCCCATTGGGTGACATCCTTTCTTGACATGTACTCAGGTTGTTTGTCCCCAAATCCTATGGTTCCAGCGTTAGCAAAGAAATGCGGCAAGAGAACCTTAGCAGACCTTTTGGCCTGGGTAACGTTGACTGGCCTATGTGTGTGTCCACGCACTGACAGTCGCCATGAGTGGGCTCCAGTCGCGTAGTTGACTTGCAAACCCTCCAGCTCGTCACTGTTCACGCCTGCGTCAAACCCGTGAAAGAACTGGACTTGCCCTAAGTTGTAAACGCATTTAGCAGACTTTTGGTAGGGGTATTGAGCCCAACGCCGAAACTCTTCTCCAAACACAGCGTGGTCGTTCCAGTGGACTAATGACCTCAGTCCTGCTGGCACTCTTCGCGGGTCTGGCTTCTGAATGTTGTCGTCATGATTGCCCAAGGTCCACACGCAAGTGGGGTCGTATGTCTGGTCTCTACAGTCAGTAAGAAAAGCATGCGCAATTTGATACTCTTCGTAGAGATCGTGGTGTGCCTCAGAAGGATGAACAGAAGCAGCCTCCCCATCAAACAAATCGCCCAAACACACTAAGTGCGTGGGCTGATGTTCTTGAATTTTACTGAGTAGCCAAGACTTTCCAGCCTCGCTTGTATACGGGCTGTGTACGCAAGAAAAGGCCAGGAACTTAGCGGTTGTCACCACTTTTGTCCGCGTGACTTGAGCCAGTCCCAAGCGTATCGTCCGGTTGCTGCTCCAAAGATGTAGGAGGAGAGGACGACGGCAATGACGGTTCCGATGTCTGACATATGGTTTTCCTTAACTTCTTGAAAGAGAGAAAGACTGCTAACGCTGCCAGCAGACCACTGGTGATCGCTGCTGGCAGTATAAGGACTTGATCGTACTTCTGAATCGTGTAGGTCAGAAGGACCATCCCGATGCCCACTAAGAAGGGCAACTGCCCCCGCAGGGGGAGCATAAGCATTCTGCTGACCGTCATTAGAACCAACCCACCCAGTATGCCGATGCTCCCAAGCCACACAAGGGGACTCAAAGCTGGATCGACTTGTGCTACATCCGGCAACGCAAAGTGCGATGATGGCAAAGGCAATGATTGCCGCTGGCAAGAAGATGAGAGTAAGAACGGAACGGTAACAACAAGGTCCGTCCTCACTGCAGCTCCAACTTCTCGAGCCGGGACAAAATCCGTTCTTGCATCCGGGTAATCGTTTCCAACTGAGAAACCGTAACAGCCTGCGTAACATTGAGTTCATTGATCTTTTCCTGCTGCTTATTGAGAATGCCGTAAAGGCCAACAACGAGCAGGACTGTGGTACACAGAATACCGCCCCAGTCTCGGTTCGACAGCTTTACGACGTTGCTCATCAGATGACCTTGCCGAGAACATCGACATCGGTAGGACCAACGGCTGCGGTTTTAACCAGGACTAAAACCTGGTTGTTGCCGTCAAGATCAAAACTGTGAGCGTCTAGGTCTGAAAGGGTGTACTCGAAGGATCCATCACTGATATCAGTAGAAGCATCAGAGAGGGTGATATCAAGGTTACCAGCCTTGTTAACGATCTGCTGCCACGCTCCGACTGTACCCGTGTTGGTGGTCTCAGTATTGTCTTGCTGACCAGCGGGGTTGACTGACCGGCCAAAGACTTGCACCACTGGATCTGTACTCATCGAGCCACTGTCCGTATATCGGGCAGCAAGGCGTAGAGTAGTGCCGTATGGAATGGTCATAATGACGGGGGTGCTGCTCAGAGAGTCAGAGTACGGGTTTGGCGTACCAGAGTTGTCCTGAGATTTAGCGTCGTCATTGATGACTTGCCAGAAAGAAGTAAGTTGGCAGGGGCGGGAGACCTCAGATCGGTCGTTGATTGCCACTGCTGCTGCGGTTGTTGTTCCAAGAGCCATGATTTATCCTCAAAATCCAAGTGGATCATACGAGTCAGAAGTAGAGGGGTTTGCAAGAAGACGGCCTTCTGGCTGCACCCGATCAAGAATATACGCGAATGCGTCCCTCAAACCCGCACGATATGCGGTGTCTTGGGAATCGCTGCCAATACCAGAGTTTAAAAATCCTGTTCGTTGACACAAGTCTTGGAACACGACTGCCCCGTCCTCGGAAGCGAAGAGGCGGCGATAAGCATCTGTAACTTTACTGCTGTTGTCGGACACTACCTAAATCCTTTGCTGCGGCAGCGGTGTTTCGTGCCGCCATCGCTTGTTGTTGTACGGCCTGGGCTTGCATGGCCTGGGCCTGTTGTTGCTGGCGGCCTTGTCGCATCGCTTGTACTTCTTCTTCAGGCCGCAGCAAATCGGGATTCACGCCATTGTTGAACATAATGGATCGAACTGCTTGGTCAGCATTGATGTTGTCTAGCACCTGCGGGTTGGCTTGCAAGAGCGGAAGTACGACTTGCAGGCTTTGCAGGAACGCTTGAGATTCTGCTGACCGCTTGGAGCTGGCCATCGGAGATCGATACTCGATACCCATGCCTGAACCCTTCAAGTCTTCTGGTGGTGGCGGCAGCATGCCACTGGACCGCATCCAACTGTAAGTACCCTCAACGATTGGGTTGAGCCACTCAGCGTAGAGCCTCGAAAGGACAGGTGCAGCGGACATCAAACCTTGCTGCCGACGCTCAATGATCTCTGTGGCCGTCATGCGGTCGTTCATTGGCAACGTCAGTTTGTCCAAAAAGAATGCCTGTTCGATTCGGGCTTCTTGCTTGTCAAGAAGGCTTTGACCAATAGCAGGGTTAGCACCCGAAACCAACGGCTGCGGAATCTCTCTTTGTCCTGAACGGTAGTACAGAATTGAACCTGGGGACGTGCGGATCGGACCTTCAATACTGTTGGCAGGAACCAGCAGAGGCGGTCTAATGGCCAGTTCAGCAGCTTCCAACAATGTCCGCGACATTGCATTAGCCACCTTGATGCCGGGAAGCACATGCATGGCTGGACCACGCCCATACATCTCCTCTGCTGCCTTAGACCACCGAGGCACAAGGTAAGGCATGCGGTCAAAGCCACCCTCTCGTACAACCTCTTTGGTAGAGACCTCTACATACATGCTGGCAAACGGCTTGTTGGTGAAATCCATCTTGTATGGATCCCGCTCTTGGCGCTTGTAAATAGCGTGTACAAATTCAATTTCCGTGTCGGGGTTGTAAGACCCGGAGTTAGGGTCTGACATTCGCAGGATGTCTTCGGGCAGTTCGTCGCCAAACACATCCATTGCGTCCCGCAACGACATGCGGAAGTTTCGGTAGCACTCTGTGACCTTGCCCACGAGACAGTTCTCCTACGAATTCAGTTCAGGGGAAATGCGTCGGAACAAGATTTTTAACGACACTGCTCCTAATGCAGCCCAAAGCCTTGCTGCTGCACTCTCCGGGATGCTGACAAACACCAGTGTTCGTTGGTTTGGCCTGACTGCCAGCAATGCACGGCTGGCACAGCGCGAAGACATCAAACGATATCTCCATGAGTCAACAACGCTTATGTTGGAGTATTTTGACTCTAACCGCAGTCAGTTTGCTGTGGCTTCTCATGAGTTGTATCTGGATCTTGTTTCCTTTGGTACGGCTGTCATGTATCTCAATCAAGAGGGTGACGACCTAGTCTTCCAAACACGGCAGCTCGCCAACTTCTACATCATGGAGAACGAGGCGGGCAAGGTCA